ATGTCTGTAGGTCTCGCAATTAAAGAAGAAAGCTTTGAATCTTTAAAAGATAAAGAACATCAAGTTATGGCAATTATTAATCCAGAACTTGCAGGAACTTTATTTATTCGAATTGATAAAAACTTATACAGCATAGATGCTGAAGCTATAAAAGGTTATGAAGGTAGCAAAGATAGTAGTGCTTCAACTTCATCATCTATCATGCAATTTAGAGCTTTAGATCCAGAGTGGCGTGATGAAAATATTAGAAACAAATCAATACCGCTCTCAACAAATGATAATAAACTTAAATTCCCATTATCAATTACTCCTGATTTTGCTTTTGCAACAATTTCACCAGGGCAAATTGTAAAAATTTTGAATAAAGGAGACTTTGTCGTTGGATTTGAATTAAATATTCAATGCAATGCTGAAGTCACTAATCCTCGAATTTACAATGTAGTCACACAAGAATTCTTTGGCTGGACAGGTACTTTTGATGCTGGAACAGTAATCTATTTGTCCACAATTCATGGAAAAAAGAAAACCTGGTATCAAGATGATACTGATCCAGAAGCGACTAATGCAATGGGAACTCGTATGGCTGGTTCATCATTCTTTGGATTAGATAATATTGAAGCTAACAACCTTGTAGTACAAGCAGATAAAGGTGAAGAGAATATTCTTGCGACTATCTCTTTCACACCATTGATAATTGGAGTTTAATTATGGATATTGAAGTATTTAAACGTGTAGGAACAAGCGGATTTACATTTGAATCAGCAGGTATCATAGATACTTTTGATTCTTTAACTGTGAACTGGAGATATTACACATATTCTCAGTTTTCTTTGAAAATATTGCTTGAAGATGTTCAGAAAATTATTTCTTCTGATGATGAAGAATCATTAGAAAAAAGAAATATCCTTACTTCACTTTATACTGCAGATAATATTTTAAACATTAATAATGTTTATTTCTATATTGATCGTGTAACTTGTGATGACTCCACAAAAGGGAGTTTAGTTGTTTCTGGTAAGTCTTTAAGAGCGAAAGCCTTAAAACGCATTGTATATCGCATATATCATCAGACGAAGAAACCGGAACAAATTATTTATGACCATCTCAACAATGAGGTTGTAAATCCAAGCCAAGCAAATCGCAAAATACAATATCTTTCAATTGCAGCACCAGCTGCACTTTCAACAACAAATGTTGACTATCAAAACTCTTATGGAGTAGTTTCTGATGAAGTAGATAATCTTTGTTCTACTTATGACCTAGGTATTAGAGAAGTAGGTACAAACTTACAAACACCTCATAATAAGCTTGAAATTGTAAAGGGCCGTGATTTATCGGATATCGTTGAATTTAATGTTGATTTTGACAACTTACTTTCAGAAAGCTATGAGTCCTCTAATTTTGATGAAGCCACAATGGCTTGGGTGTTTGGTGAAGGAGAAGGAACAGCACGTATCAATGTTAAATTGAATGATGCTCTTTCAGGTTTAGAACGAGAAGAAATTTATGTTGATGCAAGAGATATCCAAAAGCAAACACAAGACGGTAATGGTAAAGATATTACTTTAACAGATGCTCAGTATAAAGCAGCATTAACAAGTCGAGGCATTTCTAAGCTGGCAGAACAAGAAGCTGTTTTGACATTAAATGGCGACATAGATTTAGAAACGGAGCTATTTGTATATGGCAAAGATTATCAATTGGGTGATCGTGTGCGCTTTACAAGTAAACTTTTCAACGTAACAAAAACATCTGTCTTGGCGGGAATTGACGAAACATGGGACGAGACAGGGCATCATATGTCTCCATTGTGGGATAAAGAAAGCCCAACTGTCTTTGATATTATAAGAAGGAGATTAAACAAATGACACAATATAGTTTTCCGTGGAATGACGTCAACGGAGACCGACTTTATGATGCAGAAGATTTCATGAGATTTTTTGCAGCATTTCTTAAAACAGGCGTTGTAATGTCGTTTAAAGAAGGATTGCGTGTTCGATCTGCACAGAACGGTATGAATATTCAAGTTGGGGGAGGTTCTGCTGTTATTGGAGGAGGCTCGTACTTAAACGATGAAAATATTGCAATTCAAGTTAATGTTGCTTCATCAGTGCAAAATCGTACAGATTCAGTTGTTTTACGTATGGATAAGAATGCTCGAGATACATATCTTTACTATAAACCAAGTGACACAACGGTTGTTCGCAATGATATCTTGTTTGAACTTCAACTTGCAACCATATCTGTGAAGATGAATGCAACACAAATTACCGATGCGGATATTACAGATATGCGTAGTGATTCAACTGTTTGTGGTTGGTCTACTCCATTTGACAACATCAATGTGGATGGAATTGTAGATCAGTATACAAGCATATTTGAGCAGGCTGATTCAGATTTTAAATCATGGTTTCAGAATTTAAAAAATCAATTGGATGATAATCAAGCAGCAAATCTACAAAATCAGATTGATACTATAAATGGTGTTATTGTTCAAAAAAATATCCCAGATGGTGCAAATCTTGATGAATATAAATCAGAAGGAGAATTTTCAAAGAAAACACCAACTATAGTTGTTGGAGCACCAGAAGGTGTAACTGGGGCTTTTCGTTTATCTGTTAGAACAATGATAGGTTCAAACGGAATTTTCCAAACACTTTATGATTATGTGACACGATCAATGTATTATCGTATTGGAAATACAACGTTAGGATTTAATCTTCCATGGAAGAGGGTTGCGACTACAGATGATATTAAAGAGCTTACGGCAGGAGATACTGATGGATTCTTACCATTAACCATGGATAAGGGATTCACAGCTAATCAAGCTGAATATTGTATCAAAAATGGTTGGATTTTCATTACGGTTCAAGGTGCTAGACCAAATTCAACGGTTACTGGTGAAAGCTACTACACCTTCTTAACATTGCCAGCGGAAATTACTGCTCATATCACCCATAATGAAGGTTTTATGTGGAGTAACTTCCAGGGGGGAGGTACAACTTACTCAGGGGGTATTCTAAGCAATGGCCAAGTACAATTGTATCTATCACCGAAAACTAACTCTCTTGCAAGTAACCATAGATTTAGTTTTAACATGACAATACCACTAAGAAAAACTAAATAAAAAAAAGGAGAAAATAAAAAATTGGAAGAAATGTTTAGACATGCTTGGATATTATTCATGGATGTCTTAGAAAACTGGTCAGCATTGGTTATTGTGTCATTAATGTTAAGTTGGCTCTATCGTAGATTCACGAAGCGGCAGCAGTGTCAACTTAAAGATATTCAAATGCATATTAAACGTATCGAACTACTTCAAGCAATCAATCATGATTATGGGTTACAAGTTGTAGGTGGGATATTTGATGAATATGAAGCGTTGGGCGGTAATCATTACGCACATGATCAATTTGAACAATATAAAAAAAATAAAATGGAGGAAAGATAATGTTTACTAAACTATTTTTTAAAGATACTGCAGAACGTGCAGTAAAGACATTTGCGCAGTCAATGGTTGCGGTAATGACTGCGGGAGCTACAGGTGTACTTGATGTAGATTGGGTTAATGCACTGAGTGTATCACTATTAGCCACACTTGTTTCAGTGCTTACATCAATTGGAAGTGGGACAGTTGGCGATCAATCAGCAAGTGCAATCAATCTGAACAAGGAGAATAAATGATAAGTTTAGGACTATGGGGGCTGTTCATGTTCTTATTCTTAGGCGTCGTTATCTTTACTGAAAAAATAAAGGAGAAAAAGAAATGAGTAAAATTTATGATCTAGCGGTTGCAAAACTTGGACAAGTAGTAGACTTTGATGGGATGTACGGTGGACAATGTGCAGACCTTTCTACATATATAGTCTATTGGGCCACAGGGGCACGTATTACAGGCAATGCGATTAATACGGTTGATGTTAATAATATTAATGCTATTAAAGCTAAAGGAGTGACACCACAAGTATTTATGGCTTCTGGTGGCTACTATCCCATTATTCCTCAAAAAGGGGATATCTTGGTAGAAAATCCAAATAATGGTGGATATGGTCATGTTTTAATTGTAGAGTCAGCAAAAGCTACTACAGTAACAGCCATTGAACAAAACTATGATGGATCAGCTCAAACAGCAAGTGCTAAAGGTGTAGAACGTCGCACACGTGCTTATCTGACACCGTATGCAATCTTACGCATTCCAGATGCAAGTACACCGTTTCCCAGCGGACAAGGTGCGGGAACTTATAAAGTTACTGCATCGGCACTTAATGTACGTGATTATCCATCAACCAAGAAGGGTAAAGTGGTTGCTGCTTACAGCTTTGGGCAAAGCGTAAATATCTCTGAAGTAATTACTAGCGAAGGCATGAAGTGGGGAACATATACATCCTACAGTGGTGCGAAACGATATATTAGCATGGATTATTTGAAGAAATAAAAAAGAATGTCTGGTCAATTGACCGGGCTTTTTTGATTTCTTTTAATTATCATGGTATAATGTGTATGAAAAATAAATTCTTTATCATTAACACTTAGCCCCTTCACGCTAGGTGTTTTTATATTTGTAATAATGTTTGTTTCATGTTATTATGTCTAGGTTAAGATTAATAAATTTTACCCTCAGCAATTGTGTTGAGGGTTTTTGTTTTGTCTAGATATTGAATAGTGATATAATATAATTATCAAAAGAAGAAGCTTGCTTCTAATTTTGTTTTTCTTAGTTCCCGGTCCTTTGACTGGGAGTTTTTTTGATACAATAAAGATATGTAAGATGTAGTTTCTCGGAATAAGGTACCAAGTGACTCTTTTGTTTTACTTTACTTCAATGGTATAGCATGTTAATATATAAGCATAAAATTTTTCACAAATTTTACTCCAAGACACCTCTGACTATTACATTCAGAGGTGTCTTTTGTTATAATATAAAAGGCAATAAAAATAAATTTTTGATTTATTATTTTTTCTATTTATCACGCCTTGCCAGCGTGTTTTTTGTTAGATATTCACTTTTAAATATACTGTAGTTAACAGGTGTCTCCTTGGCACATAAGACAGATTCTTCGTGTATGAATTTCTTCGAGAGTTAGTTAAGTTTCTAACCGTTGGCATTTAATTCATAAGCGAAATTTTTTATGTCAATTTGACAAAAACAAATAAGCGTGATACTATGTACTAAGTAAGTTTAGTTAAAGTTATATATTTTAAATATGTCCTTTCACCATAATGATTTACAATCTAGTTGAAGGGAAATATATATACTATGACAAACGGAACAGTAAAATGGTTTAACGACTCTAAAGGTTTTGGCTTTATCACTGCAGAAGATGGGACAGATGTGTTTGCACACTTCTCAGAAATTCAAAGCAGTGGCTTCAAAAAACTTGAAGAAGGCGAAAAAGTAACTTTTGATATTGCGGAAGGCCAACGAGGCGCTCAAGCATCAAATATTTACCACGCATAATTAAAATCACTCTTAGGAGTGGTTTTTTTGTATCATTATGTTATTGGACATATTAGTGTTATAGTAAGAGTGTTCGTAGGCTACTTCTCTGTGACGAAGTTAGACCTCAAATACGAACTCTAGTTATGATGAGTAATTATAACTAGGCTATTCATCAGGAAGGCGCCTCTCACATATCGGGTGTCTTTTTTGTATGGTTAGCTATTGTCAATCTATTGTGTTATACTGACTCTGTCAGGCAGCTATACAATCCACTTACAAAAGAGTAAAGTTTCTAATCAATGTCGATGCCTGGCAGAACTTCTTATTGTGCGGTCGTGTATCTCAAGAAGTTTTTTTGATATAATGTAAGTGTATCAAGCTCGCATAAACCAATCTTATGCGCTTTATAAGAAGTAGAGTTTGATATAGCTCCCTTTTCAGGTTGGGAGAACTTTTTTGTTAAATAATGCAATTACTTGACATACTTTAATAAATAAAATATGATGGTACTTGAATAGGTCTCTATTCAATATTGTTAGTCCGTCAGTACAGTACTGAGGGACTTTTTATTAAGTATTCTCTTTACAAAAATAAAGTGTTGTGTAATTAATACATTCATTTAGGGAGGATATGATATGAAAAGAAATAAAGGTAGGGAGTGGCTAGGTGGACCAGCCCTTGTGATATTGGTTATTATGGCACCATTTGCAGTGATTTTATTCGTTCAAATTATTACAGCCATTTATTTGTACCTATAGTTGATAATTGAATATCCTATAATAAACGTCTGCTCTTAATGGTAAGTCCCTGCTTCGGTGGGGATTTTTTGTGCCAAATTTGTGCCAAAAGTTTTTTATTTGTATATTTTATGTATGATTTGAAAAGCAAGAAATATTAATATATAGGCGTTTTTCGGTTCTATATTTTGTATATATAATAGAAGAAAGTTTAAGATGAATAAATGAAAAGAAGATATCTAAGATAAGAGAATATCCTGAAATGCTTTTCTTGAGAATCCAGCTTATATTTTGCTTGGGTTCTTTTTTGATTTAGAAATAATATAATAGTAAACAAACAGATCAAAATATATTCCAGTTAACATCGTATTACTAAGATATTATTCAAAGTCCGTTAGTAATTAGGTGGCACTCGTAACTAAACATTAATTATGATAAAATTAGTAATAATATATACGCCAAAAATGACATTAGGTCATCCTTATTTTTGCTACACAGTAAGAGTAAAGAATACTGATAAAAGTCCTTTTGTCATTTTGGCTGAAGGGATTTTTTATGTCTGAAAATATAATTTCGGAAATTACACGTCAGCAACAAACTACAACTAATGTTCAAGAAAAAGCTGCACTTATTTGGGGGACTGCTGATATTTTACGTGGTCTGTACAAGCCTCATGAGTATGGTAAGATTATTCTGCCAATGACAGTGATTAAACGGCTCCATGATACGCTGGCTCCTACTCGTGATAAAGTGCGCGAGACTTTGAAAACATTGGGCGATATTTCGGTTGAACAAATCAGAAATCGCAAGTTACAAGATGCTTCGGGCTACGCTTTTTACAACACTAGCGTTTATACCTTTCAGACCTTACTTTCTGACTCCGAAGGGATTGAAGATAACTTCCGAAACTACATCAAAGGTTTTTCCGAAAATGTTCAAGATATTCTTGAAAATTTTGAATTTGATAAAGAAATTACCAAATTAGCCAATAACGATGCACTTTATGCTGTTATCCAAGAATTTAACTCTAAAAAAGCAGATCTTGGTGCAGATAAAGTTACGAGTACTGATATGGGTTACATCTTTGAAGAGTTAGTCCGTAAATTCTCAGAAAGTTACAATGAAGAAGCAGGAGCCCACTTTACAAGTAGAGATATCATTTACTTAATGACGGATGTTTTGCTTATCAATGAAAAACCATCAGATGAACAAATTGTCCGTACCATATATGACCAAACGATGGGAACTTCTCAGATGCTCTCTGCGATGACGGAGCGGATTAAAGCGCTTGACGCAAATGCAACCGTTACAACTTTTGGTCAAGAATTAAACCCAGAAACTTATGCGATTGCCAAAGCTGACACGATGATTCGCGGGGGGAACCCGGATAATATGGCTTTGGGCTCAACCCTTTCAAAAGATGCTTTTTCAGATTTTACGTTTGATTATCTGATCTCTAACCCACCATTTGGAATTGACTGGAAAAAAGATAAAAAAGCTGTTGAGGCAGAAGCAGCGACCGGAGATTTGGGACGTTTCGGAGTAGGCACACCCAAAATCTCGGACGGTCAGCTTTTGTTCCAACTTAATGGGATTAAGAAGCTGAAAGATACTGGACGAATGGCAATTATCCATAATGGTTCAGCACTTTTTACTGGAAATGCCGGTGGTGGAGAATCAGCTATCCGCCAGTATGTCATCGAAAATGACTGGCTAGAAGCGATTATCCAACTTCCGACGGATTTGTTCTACAATACAGGAATTTCCACTTACATTTGGGTGATTACCAAGAATAAATCCCCAGAGCGTCGTGGTAAAGTACAGTTGATTGATGCAAGTAAAGCTTTCACAAAACGTCGTAAAAATATCGGTAACAAAAGGGTTGATATTTCAGAAACCGAGCGCGACCTTATTCTTCAAGCTTACGGTGAATTTAGAAACGAAACCTATAGCAATGTTGATACTGCCACAGATAAAATTGTCGAGTCTAAGATTTTTTATAATGATTTCTTTGGCTATCGTAAAGTAACCGTGGAAAGTCCGTTAAAAGATGAAAATGGTGAATTGGTCTTGAAAAAGGGGAAACGTCAAGCTGATCCTAAACTTCGCGATACTGAGGACATTCCGCTAACTGAAGATGTTGACAGCTATTTCGAGCGAGAAGTGCTTCCTTTCAATCCAGAAGCATGGATCGATGAAAAGAAAACCAAAATCGGCTATGAAATTCCCTTCACGCGACTTTTCTATAAATATAAAGCGCCAGAAAAATCAGATGACATTGCTCTTCGCATTAAGGATATAGAAGCACGCATCATCCAAAACTTTGAAGCCCTTAGTGGTCAAGACGTGGAGGTGGATGGATGAAGATGAAAGATTCTGGTGTTGAGTGGATAGGGGAGATTCCTGAGAATTGGGAACTTCGAAAGATAAAATATATTTTAAACGAACGAAAAGAGAAAAATAATCCAATAGAAACGAATTTTATTATATCCCTTTCTATGGAACGTGGAGTTTTTCCATATTCAGAGAAAGTCGGTGGTGGTAATAAGGCCAAGGAGGATTTAACAGCCTATAAAATTGCAAGACCAAATGATATTGTAATAAATAGTATGAATATACTCGCTGGTTCGGTTGGGATTTCAAAGTGGGTTGGAGCAGTTAGTCCTGTTTATTATACTTATTTTTCTAAAGATGAAGATATAGATATTTATTATTATCATTATTTGTTTCAGTGCTCTGAATTCCAAAAAAGTTTATTAGGACTAGGAAATGGAATAATGATGAAAGAAACGGAGAATGGTAAGTTAAATACTATTCGTATGAGAATTCCTTCTGATAAATTAGGAAATTTATTATTTCCAATCCCGACTAAGATAGAACAACAAAAAATCGCTGATTTTCTCGACTCTAAAATAGCTCTGATAGATCAAATCATTGTAGACACCAAACGGTCCATTGAAGAGTTGAAAGCCTACAAGCAGTCTCTCATCACCGAAACGGTCACCAAAGGGCTTGACCCCAATGTACCGATGAAAGATAGTGGAGTTGAGTGGATTGGGGAGATGCCGAAAGAATGGCAACTTTCAACCTATAAATATATTGCTAAAATTCGTAATGGTAAAGAAATCACAGTAGATGGTGGGGAAGTCCCTGTGTATGGTTCAGGTGGAATTTTCAAATGGACTAACGAACCATTATTTATAGGAGAGTCAGTACTTTTTGGACGAAAAGGATCAATTGGAGAACCTATGATTGCCTCTGGGGAATTTTGGACTGTTGATACAATGTATTATACAGAAATCAACAAATCCAGAACTAGCCTAAAATATTGTTACTATTTGTCCAAAAGCTTACCGTGGGATTTTTACAAAACGAAAACAGCGTTGCCCTCAATTGTTGGAACACAGATAGAATCTATAAAAATTCCTTTACCTGATAAAGAGGAACAAGATTCCATAACAAAGTTTCTTGATGAAAAGGTAAAAAATATTGATAATTTAATTTTTGGTAAACAGAATTTAATTACTGACTATGAATCTTACAAAAAATCCCTCATCTACGAATATGTCACAGGTAAAAAGCAGGTCAACTAATGAATCCTAAAATTCAAATTGAAAAACTTAAAAAAGATTTAGAATGGTTGCTTTATCAAGCAATGGTCTTAAAACAAACATTTAATGCTGCCCTAGCTGTCAGTCAAGTTTTTGAAAAAACAGATAGTTTGGCTACTTATGGAGATTATTTTGCTCTAACTCAGAATATAATAATTGGTGATAGTCAATTACAGTTAGCAAAGCTATTTGATAAAAACAAGCAATCCATTTCAATTCCAAAAATTATAGAAACGGCTAACGAGCTTTATACTGAAAAATACTTTCAAAGCATGGCATATTTTTCAGCTCAATCCTATCAGGATTTAAAATCAGAGTTAGAAGCATTAGCTCATATATTGAATGAATTAGAGCAGCCAATCAAAAACCTAAAAAAACTTCGAGACAAGAATCTGGCACACTTGGACAAATCAGTTGATAGCTTGGACAAACTCATAAATATTTCTAACGATGCTCCAGTGCTTTTGTCGGAGGCTGTCACTTTAATTGATTTTTCTATACAGAGTTTGAGCAAGATAAAGACAATCATGTTTAGCATAGATTCTTCTTTTCAGGAGAAAGATTATGTTTGGGAACTGAGCGAAATAGCTAAAGCCATTGAGGGCTATCAGAAAAAAGTTGATAAAGAGTTGGAGTAAAAAATGGAAGACAACGAAAAACGTTTTGAGCAGGACATTGAATCATTCTTAATGTCACCTGCTGGTGGTTGGAAAAAGCAAACTTTCAAAGCTAGTCACTATGATGCAGTAAGGGTTTAGATTTGGATGCTTTAGTGGGTTATATCAAAACCACGCAACCCAAGATGTGGCAACGTTATGAAAAAATGGTGGGTGCAAATCCAGAAAGTTCTTTTTACAAACGCTTTGAGCAGGAAGTCAGCCAACATGGAATTCTTCATGTCTTGCGTAATGGGATAAAAGACCGTGGTGTAAAGTTTAAGGTCGTTCAGTTCAAACCCTCATCAACTTTAAATCTTGAAACACTGAAAGATTATGAAGCCAACATCACGACAGTGACACGTCAGTTTGCCTATAGTCCTTATAATCATAATACGCTGGATATGGTGCTCAGTGTCAATGGGATTCCGCTTGTTGCTTTAGAGCTGAAAAATCAATTTAAAGGGCAAAGTGTTGAAAATGCTAAACGTCAATTTATGTTTGACCGAGATCCAAATGAAGTTCTTTTCCAGTTTAATCGTCGTATCTTGGTTTATTTCGCGGTAGATTTACATGAAGCATGGATGACAACGAAACTCGCAGGTAAGAAAACCTATTTTTTACCTTTTAATCAAGGCTCAAATGGTGCAGGAAATGTTGGGGGGAAAGGAAACCCAGAAAATCCTAATGGTTATTCTACTGCTTATCTTTGGGAGCGCGTGCTTCAAAAAGATGCACTTTTAGATATTGTGCAACGTTTTGTCAATCTTGAAATTAAGCATGAAAAAGATGCTAAAGGAAAAGCAATCGAGAAGAAAACTCTGATTTTCCCATGTTATCATCAGTTAGACGTAGTAACCAAGCTTGTTAGTGATACTAAGTTACAAGGTTCAGGTCAACATTATTTGATTCAACACTCGGCAGGTTCTGGAAAATCAAACTCGATTGCCTGGTTGGCCTATCATTTGCAAAAAATCCATGATAAAAACAATCAACCCTTGTTTAATTCTGTGATTATTGTGACTGACAGAACCGTACTTGACCGCCAGCTGCAAGATACAATTACATCATTTGATGCAACTACAGGTTTGGTCGAAACTATTGGTGATAAGAAATCCTCAAAAGACTTACTTAATGCGATAAATGATGGAAAACAAATCATTATCACAACACTCCAAAAATTCCCAGTGATTTATCAAGAAGTTGAATCCACAAAAGGAAAGAAATTTGCAGTTATTGTAGATGAAGCCCACTCTTCTCAGACTGGAAATGCTTCGAATAAATTGAAAGCAGCTTTAAGTGATCGTGAAGAAGCGCTGAAAGAATGGGAAGAGTTTGACGAAGTAGAAGCGGGAAAAGCAAGAGACGAAGAAGATCAGCTTAATGAAACTTTGCTTGGTCAAGGACGTCATGAAAATATCAGCTTTTATGCTTTCACAGCAACACCCAAAGATAAAACTTTAGAAATGTTTGGACAACATGCAGAAGATGGACATTTTGAACCATTTCACGTTTATTCCATGCGTCAAGCTATTGAAGAAGGTTTTATTTTAGATGTGCTACAAAACTATATGACCTACCATACGGCTTACAAGATTGCAAAACTTGTACCAGATGACCCAGAATTACCAAAGTCAAAAGCAAGAAGAGCAATCGCTAGATATGCAGAGCTCCATCCTTATAATCTTGCTCAAAAGACAGAAATTATAGTTGAAACTTTCCGCGAACGTACGCGTCATGCAATCAGTGGTAAAGGCAAAGCGATGGTGGTGACAAGTTCACGTCTTGCAGCCGTACGCTATATGAATGAATTCAAACGTTACATCACTGAAAAAGGCTATACAGATATTAATGCTTTGGTCGCTTTTTCTGGTGAAATTGTTGATGATGGGGAAACTTTTACTGAACCTAAAATGAATATTTTATCAGATGGTTCGCAGGTGAAAGAAAATCAACTCAAAGAAACTTTCCACACATCAGATTATAATGTATTGATCGTTGCTGAAAAATATCAGACAGGATTTGATGAGCCTTTGCTTCATACGATGTTTGTTGATAAAAAACTCCGTGGGGTGAAAGCTGTTCAAACCTTATCACGTTTGAATCGAACGACTGCACAGAAAACGGATACTTTTGTGTTAGACTTTAAAAACACTGCCGAAGAAATCAAAGCGGCTTTCCAACAGTTTTACGAAGTATCAACATTAGATGAAGCAATTGATCCAAACATGCTGTATGACGCGAAAGAGAAAATTCGAAAGTATTACCTATACAATGATGCAGACGTTAGGAAAATCATTGATATTTTTCAAGTGAGTACAAACAAACAAGATGATATAATGCTTGGAAAATTATCAAGTAGTTTCCGTCCAATCATTGAGCGTTATAACGATATGGAGGAATCAATGCAGTATGAGTTTAGAACACTCTTGCGTGGTTTCCGCGACAAATATAATTATATTTCCCAACTGGTTCGTTTATTTGACCGTGAGTTATTAGAAGAATCAATCTTTATCAATTATTTAATTACTTTGTTACCAAAAGATAGTGAAGTTTCAGTAGATATTTCTGATAAAGTTAAAATGGATTACTATAAATTGACCAAAAATTTTGAAGATGAAATTTCACTTGTAAAAGACCAGTCTCAAGAATATATGTATCAGCAACAAAAAGGAATTAATCCAGCAGTCAAACCACCAGAAGAACGTGATACCTTGACCGAAATCTTGGATAGAATTAATGCTCAGTTTCCAGACGTTTTTACAGAAGATGATCGTGTGGTTTTGGATATGGTTGTCAAGCAAGTTGTCCAAAATCCGAGTGGGCGACAAAAATCAATGGCAAAAGAAAATGATTTTGCGATGTTCAAACAATCTTTATTTCCAAAAGAGTTTGAAGACATGATTATTAATCTGGCCCAGGCTAGCAATAACACTTTCACGAAGATGTTTTCTAATCAGGGAGTATATGATTTTATACGTGAAATTTCAGCGCAAGAAGCTTATAAAAAATGGCGTGGTGATGAAAGTGTAATAAGAAAATAAAACAGCTCTAACCCTCGTGGTTGAGCTGTTTTATTTTCTGTATTCCAACTTGGTGTACATATTTTTTGAAAGTTTTAGTATTCTAAACTTCCTTGATTATTATTTTTATTTTCAAGGAGACCATGCTAAAATTGATAATGTCCTAATTATATTCAAACCCTAGTATAATTTTGATTTTTCATAATAAATGTCCAACCCATGGATATAACCTTGATGTCCCCCTTTCTCCATAGGGGGATTTTTGCTTTGTTCCTGCGCTTTTGACAGTTGCAACTCTCTTTGTTAACGCTTACTTTAGTGCTATAATATAGATAAGGTAAATACTGAATCCTTTATTTCAGTATACACCTTTATTTGATCGCTCCATATCTGTGCTTTGGTTCTTTGCCCGCAGATGTGGAGTTTTTCTATATAAGCAATGATTTGTAATTATAATGTTATATAAGGTAATGAGAGGAGAACGAGATGGAATTTCTTAGTGAAAACAAGACTTAGAAAAATAAGAAGAACAAGTGCATAAAAACAAGGAAAAATATTATGAAAAAGAGAACAAATACCATTATGAGAAAAAGTCACACAATAATTTGTTCAAGATTAAAATAAATACCATTATTGGTAGTTTAAGAAAATTATTCCAACATATGGGTAAGAAAAAATTATTTCTATTAGCTGCCTCTCACATTAGAAAAAGAAGTTTTCGAGATGAATTCCTCAAACATCAATGATAATGAGCTATAAAAGTGTTTTAAGTCCAATATATAGTATAAAAAAATATGGAAATAAAAGAATGAAAACAAGAGCAATTTCTCCTTAATTTTTATTAAGAAAGTGGTTTAAAATCTTCTTGTCTTAACTGAAACTAAAAATATTGAAAAAATTACTTAATTTAATTAGCAAAAATTTTTAATGTATTTAAATACAAAAAAAGACATGGTTAATTTTTTTTAAATAAGAAGCGCATTAAATAGGGGTTTTTATTATACATTTTTTCCATTTTGTAGAACAAATTTTCTGAATATTTTGTTTACAAATGTTTTCGCTTTCTTTTTTTACCTCGTTTATTTTAAGTTATGTTTAAGGTAAAGGTCATATAATGAGTCCCTCATGAAGGAAATGAATTTGACTTTGAAAATTTATTTTCTTCTGAGTGAACTTATACATTTTAAACCGAGAGCTTTCAAAGATATGTAATTTCGCAAGCAGCAGAGATTTGAAGGTTCCTTATAACAAACGTCCATAGCGTGCAATGACGTTAAACTGCTGACGGTAATCCTACACAAGCGTTCAAGACTTTATGATGTGTATGGGAAGTAACCATGATGATAGAGTATATACGGGGGTTCGTAATTGAGCTTTAACTCTATGGAATATTCTTAGTGGCGAAATTGAAAGGTCTAAATGAAATTCAGTAAAGTTGCTATTTCAACTGGTGTTATTGCTTCATTCATGTTTATCGGTACTGGTATGGCCCACGCGGACACACCAAAACAAACTACACATGATGTTGCAATTGAAGTTATTAACGGTAACTACGGTACAGGTCAAGATCGTGTCACAATGTTGACAAACAAAGGTTTTGACTTTGAAGACGTACAAACAGAAGTTAACAACATTTTGTTAGGAAAAGCTTCAGCAACTCCTACAACTGCCAAAAAAGTTGAAACACAACCTGCTAAATCTAAAGTAGCACAAACTGTATCAGGACTTGACTTAGGTCAAACTTCTGGTCAAGTAAATATTGAAGCCCTTGCTAACTACATGGTTTCTAATACTGCCAACGCAGCAGGATATTCTGCAAGCGAATGGGCATATATTATTGAACATGAGTCTAATGGACGTGCAGATGTTGCAAATGCAAGTTCAGGTGCATACGGTGCGTTCCAATTGTTAGGTCACGGTGAATACGCTGGCATGACTCTTGCTGAACAAATCGAAATGGCAAGTAAACTCCCTGCAGGAAGCTGGGTTGTTTATAACTAA